CCAAGAACCGGGCTATCAACAATGCGATATTAGCATGTCAACGTACAGGCAAGATTTATTATGTTTTGAAAACAGTAGCCACCATAACCCCGAAAGGCGTAACGGTAGACGATCACGAAAAGGAGGATGAGTGATGGAGTTAATCCACGGGGACTGTCTGGTTGAGATGGATAGTATCGTAACAGGGTCAGTCGATATGGTGATGGCTGACCCTCCGTATGGGATAAGCAGAGATAGCGGAATCAGCAACTCAAAGTTAGATAAGTATTATTCAACAACAATTAGCAATATAAGGAGGCAAAAGATGAGTGAGAAGAAAAAGTGGAATGATTATGTCATTGATGCAGAAGGAGACCCCAACCCCGATGGTAGTGGTGAAGTGGATATAGTGGAGCAAGGGTTTGCGTGTCCTGATTGTGGCAGCTTGTTGCCAGCACTTAGTGACCAGGGGATAGCTGGATGTTCAAGCTGTCTTGCTTTATGGCAGAGAGACGGATCAGAGATAGTGGGCCTAGACAGAGAAGACTTCGAGGATGGATTATATGAATGAGTTAGTTGTTATGGGCATAGATCCAGGCTACCGTACCGGCTACTGTATATATAACGGAGATAAGATACTTAAAATCACTACTACCAGCAAGGACCGTATGTATGATGTATTAAAGGAGATCAAGGAAGAGGGGAAAGTGAGTGTAGTTGGGATAGAAGTAAGCACTAGTACTCATATATATAAGAGAAAGGATACGAGTGAAGCTGCTATGTTACGTATAGCGAGTAATGTTGGAGCTAATAAGGCAGAGGCATTGAGGCTGGTAGGCATAGCAATGGGGTTAGGGTTTGAAGTACTGCAGATGGAACCAAAGAACACGAAGATAAACCCGTTAATTTTCAAGAAGATTACAGGATACAATAAGAGGTGCAGTTCTCATGCCAGGGACAGTTGGGGCATCGCACGGAGAGTTTATACCGAAGTATACTTTAGCAAACGATTGAAGGAGTCGAAGTGATGACTGACAAAGAATCAGAGAAATTACAAAGAACACTCAAGGAGGTTAAACGCCTGCGAGAAGCCTTATCTGCTCTATCAACCATCGCCGAGGCCAACATTGAACTGTCAGAGGAAAAGCTGGAGGTCGAATGAACCGAAAACAAATAAAAGAACATAGCCAAGATGCTCTCCTCGATGTCGATCTGCTACTTGATGGACTGATAAAGAAAGGGTATACTCCATACGTCAACTCAATCATTGTAGCCGGTGGGTTGAGAGACACGATAAACCAGATCAGGGAGGGGTTTGACGAAGGGTATCACACGGAGAAACTTACTCCTTCGCAGAGAGCTGTGTTCGTATGGTGCTATATTGAAGTATTAACTGGTTTTATTGAGTATTGTCTACAAGCTAATGATTTACCGGAAATAATCGTGGTGAAAGAATGACTATCCTCAAAATAGATAAAGAGAAGAACACAAAGAGCTTTATCCCTAATGAGATGCAGAGGAGGATAATATATAGTAATAGCAAGCATACTCTTGCTGCTGGAGGAACTGGGGCAGGGAAAACTGTTGCAGCCGTATATAAGGTTCTCTTAATGAGTCGCATGTTTTCCAATAACTTGATATTGGTTGGACGACAGAACTTCCCTGCACTCAGGGATACGACAATGGAGACTTTCAAGCAATTCTTGTCAGAGCTGGGCTGGTCATATGAATATAAGGTAGCACAGCAGAACTTTGTATTCGGAAACAAATCAACATTAATGTTTCGATATTTGGACGGCTTCCAGCCAAGACAGGGATTAGAGCTTGGTGGGATATTCATAGATCAGATAGAAGAGGTTAAGGCTGAAGTATTTGATGTCCTCTTGACAAGGCTACGTAGACAGTGTGAGCCAGTAGATATAGAGAAAGAGCCACAGTTTCGTGACCTTATATCTGGATTTGCTAAGGGTTGGTTGAGGAGTACGATAGCCACTGCGAATATGACTAGTACCGATCACTGGATATTCAAGAAGTGGAAACTTAACGAGAACCGAAGGCTTATATCCCACCCACAGTATAACCCTCGGTTCTATTTAGTAGAGGGAGCTAGTGATGTAAATAAGGAGAACCTCCCTCCAGACTATTTTCAGTCATTGGATGATATGAGTCCTGATATGGTGTCCAGATACCGTTACGGTGTCTGGGGAGGTTCATCTGGATTCTTGTACGCTGATCTATGGAATGATAATCTTCATATGATAGAGTCAAACACTCCATTCCCAGATGACGCAGAGTTCTATCGTTTCTACGACCATGGAGGTATGGCTGATGCTGGATGTTGTCTTTTTGCGTATATGTCACCAAGTCCACATAATGGAGAACTAGAATGTGTAATCTTTGACCTTTATTGGGGGGAAAAACAGACCATCAGTCAGCATGCAATTAATATCTTGAAGGTCTGGCAGAACCTCGACTTTAGACTTACATTAGCTGATCCCCAGGTTAAACATCGTACACAGCAGTCATCTAATAAAGAAGAGAACATTAGCTTATTGGATGTGTATAGGGATAATGGACTGTACCTTACCCCAGCATTCAGACCAGTATATGCCGGGATAGATAAGGTGCGTGTGTGGATGAATATCAATAAGAAACACACTCACCGATTCTTGAAGGGGGCAGACGGGAAACCTCTGATGGGCGCACCACATATGTATGTCCACAAGCATCTGTGGAGACTAATAGAGCAGATAAAAGCAGGACATTATAGTGAGAAGAAACCAGGGACATTGGCTCAGACCGTAGATGATGCACGTACAGCACTTAGGTTTGGGTTGGCAAGCCCAGTCAGTTATCGTGGTTCAGAGGTTGTCGAGAAAAAAATATTTAATGATCCTCTTGAAGAAGCAATTGATAAAGAGTTTGAAGAGGTAGAATCAGGGGTAAGTGGAGAAGCTATGGACTCCTACTTTCTTGAGACTGATTAATTGTGTTCTAACCCCTTGACAAACATAGCTATATATGGGAGTTTATATAGTATGAATACCGATATGTATATTGGTGTAGTTTTTGGCGGACTGTTTTTAGCGATGGTATTTGTCCTGGTTTTTTCACAACGTAGCTGGATTAAGACACAAAGAGAAGCACTGCTACACTCACATGCCAGGATAGAACAACTACAAGATAGGCTCATGGCAAAAAGTTTTGACCAGTATAAAATGTATTCCCAAGAACCAGCTCCAACACCACTATTCGAGATGGAAGAAGAGTTCGATGACTCTGCCGTTGGAAAAGTCATAGGCGAGGAGAAATTAGTATAATGCTTGAAGTTAAACCTATTACTCCAGAATCACTTAACCAACCGAATAAAGATAAAGAACTTGTTGGTGCATTAGAAGAAATCTTCGACACTCGTATAAATGCTATGCGAGAACATTACCGGAGGTGGCAACTAAATCTTGCTTTTGAACGTGGCCGTCAATGGAGTACGTGGGATAGGTTGCGAGGCAAGATAGTAGATCTTCGTCCCAGCAAATCAACTCAAGCCCGTATAGTATTCAACCTCATCGGCCCATTTGTACGTAGTACCATCAGTATGCTTTCCCAGTCTAACCCCACGATGGATGTCATGCCAGCATCATATTCGGCTAAGGATGAACGAGCTGCTAGGTCTGCACAGGTCCATTTAGACCGTATAGATATAGTCAATCAGAAAGCAATAAATGACGTTCAGCTTCGTAAGAGTATTGTTGATTTTGGGACAGCATTCAAGTTAATCTATTGGGATAGTGTACCAAACATGGAAGACCTCAACCCTAGCCCCCCTGGCAGCCTAGAAGAGCTGGAGCAGATGGGCAAGCCCCCAGAGAAGATCCCTCTTATCAATGAAACTGAAGATCAGTTGGCAGAGCGATTAAAAAGAGGAGAAGTGGGAGAGGTAGTGTGTACCCCATTTGAAATACTCCTTGATTATCCACTGGTAAAACAAGACTCTGATATTAGAGACTTTATCCGGTATCGCTTAGTTTCTATGGATTATATTAAGAACTCATGGAAACGTGGAAAATTTGTAACCAATGAGAATGTTTCTAATTATCAGATCCTTGGTGAACTACTCAATAGTGATAATGACCTTTTCTCGGTAAACAAGCCTGAAAACCAAGCAGTCTTCAAAGAGTATTTTGAAGCACCGTCAAAGAAACACCCTCGTGGTAGACATATACAGTGGGCAAATGGAGTACTACTGCATGATGGCATATTAAGCCACCCCAAGGGCAAGCTAGGGCTGTTAGCATACCACTGGGAGATTGACCCTACCGATTTTTATGGAGAGTCATATGTTAAACCACTCATAGAACCACAGGTAATAGTTAATCGTATATTCAGTAAACTGACGAATTGGCTGGAAAAGAGTGTTCGGTTCCGTATAGCAGTCCCAAAGAACTCGCAGTTCTCTAAGAATAAGTTTGCCTCATCTCAGGATGGCTCTATATTTGAATACAACAATATTGGTGGCACTGGGGCAATAAATATTCCAATAGCTGGCATTCCCCCTGGTCTATTTGAGTTCCTTAACCAGACAATAGAAAACTTCAAGGATTTAGCATCAAGGCACGAAGTAAGCAAGGGCATGGTCCCAGGTAGAGTAGAGTCTGGAAAAGCCATTAGGTCACTACAGGAAGCTGATAGCCAATATCTTGTAGTCTCAATGATAGTATGGGAGGAAAGAGAAAGAGAAGCTGCACTATTCAAACTTGATCTTATGCGAGAATATTACACTACTGAAAGAACAGCTCGTATAATGGGGGAAGGCCGGAAGATGGAGTTATTCTCATTATCTGGGGTTGACCTTGCAGCCGGTATAGATATCAATGTTGTGCGTGGGTCTGCCATGCCGAAGTCTAAAGTTTCTCAGCAATCGTTTATCATTGAATTGTTCCAGATGGGTTTGCTTGGAGATCCTAACGACCCAGCTACTACAAAGAAAGTTTTACGCTACATGGATATTGGTGGGATAAATGCGGTATATGGTTCAGTAGAGATAGGAGCAAATCTTCAGCAAATGGAAATATTGGGGATGAAGGATGGGGAGTATAGTAAGGTACAGTCATTTCACGATCATTATACTCATAGCCAAGAATGCTTAAAAGAACTCAATATGCCTGGGTTTAAAGATGAGCCACAAGAGTTCCAGCAGATGCTCGTTCGCCATTGGCAGGAACATATCCAGTTTATAACATCAATGATGCAAGGCATTATGCCTGGGTCAATAGAACAGCAAAAGCCACCTCCCATGCCGGGAGCTGGTGGACAGATAGGCTTACCAGAAGGGGTTAATCCTCAAGCTCAGACACTGACTGGATAAGGAATTAAAATGATAAAGATAGTTAAGCATTTAGGTGGGGCAGTGACAATAGACGGAGTACCGTTTGACAATGCAATCACCAAAATAACTGGCAATAAGATAGACATTATTGCTGAAAAAGTTGTCCAACCAAGCGGAAGAGTAGTACAAACCGCAATTACAAGCAACACCTATGCTTTGTTCACCGAAAAATAGTGGAACACGTGTTCAACCAACCCGAAAGGAGAGTGAGATGAATACAGAGAGCCTGGAAACGCTTGCCAAAAAAATCGCCATGGAAGATAAGCCAAAGAAAGAGCCGCATCCGTTAGCTGGAGTTGAGTTATTCACAGTATCTGACGAGAGGGTAGTATCAGAGAGTAATGCCAGGTACATCTATATATTATTGGACGAGAAGGATAAGGCATTGATTACAATGCTTCAGCTTCCTCATCTTCGTGAAGAACTAATTAAGGGCAATACAATAGACCCTGATGCCGTGGCTCGGCTTGTAGATTGGAATGTAGTTGAAGCTCATAGTCCTATAAACAGGATCAGGAGATTATGCTCATTTGGCGCTATTGTCACTAGGCCTGATATTGGATGGGTTCCTAATCCAAAGGTCGTTTCCCAAATCAGCCAAAGAGCGCAATGATTGAATGGATAAAAGAACTAGAGTCAAAACTTGACAACCCAAATAATTCGGGTTATAGTAAGTTAAGGAAGCTGAAAGAAGAAAAGTTCCAGGGGAACATAAGGATCAACTTTACTTCTGGAAAGATATCTAGTTGTAATATCTACGATACAGTTAAGATGTAGTTAAAAACTAAGTTAAGTAACTCAGCCGAAAGGCCCGTTTACAAGTTAGTTATTGTAGGCGGGCTTTTTTTATGGACAAGCAGTCGATGTGACTGCATCCATTTTTATAGCAACTGGGGAAAGGGTAATACCACCCCAAGAAGTAACATGGAGGCATGTCGAATGACAACAGCCCTAGAACAGATGATGGCTAGCCCAGAGGCACAGAGCCAATTGGGCACAAGTATGGGGATAAATAGTGAAGGTGGAACATCGCAAGCACCCAGTTCAGCAACAGCTGACGAGGGCAAGCCGGCGGTAACGCCAACCATAGCTTCTGCTACTGGACTAACGGCAGATGAATTGGAACTTATTTCCCCAAAGAATACCGGGCCGGAACCCAAAGAGAAGTCAGCTACGATTCCTGGCTCACCATTTGTCACATCGGAGGCAGCAGTAGAAGCCTGGAAGAATCTGCAGAGAGAGAATGCCAAGTTGCGGGATCGGATAGATAAAGATACTCCACAACTGATTAGTGCAGGTGTTAAGGCAGAACTCGAACGGATATTAGCAGAAGCTCCCGCAGTTCCAGTGGAGAGTGAAGAAGAGAAGACTCTGAGGACTGATGATCCAGAAGCATATGAAGTGTTTCAGCTTAAAAAGCAAGTGTCTCACCAGAATAATGCGATGCAACAACTGTTGGGTGAGATAAACGGCATTAAGCAACTGGATCAGGTAAGAGGTATTCAGACTACCTTTGCTAAAGTAGCAAAGGAAAAGAATGTACCACTTAAAGCTCTCATGGCCTATGGAAGCCTCACTCATTATGCAAATACTCCACCAGAAGAATTAGCCGAAATAGTAAGAGATGAATTGGGATTGGGTAACACCCCAACAACCCGTTCTCCAAAACTGGCTGATCCTACGGCGGGGTTAAGATCACCTGTAACTGGTGGTGCAAGTGCTGTATCTGCTGAAACTTTCAATGTTGATGACTTGGGTGCATTTGGGACAAAGAAGTGGAAAGCAACTGAAAAGAAACTAGCCCAAATATTCCTCCAGCGAATGAAAGGAGGAGTTGGGTAAATTAGGAGACTTATACTATGGAAACTATGTCAACATTTGCAGATTTCCTGAAGATATTCTATATTGCGAATATCAGGAAACTGTTGAACACCAGTTCGTATTTCTATTTCCGCATGGAAAAGAATTCGGACGATATCGTAGGAAAGAATGCCACAGTCGCACTGCAGAGAGGTTTGCTCCCGACTGGTTCTCGTGACGAGAATGACACGGCTGGACTTCCAGCACCGGGAACTCTCCCGAAAGAACAAGCTATTATTCCGCTTGCGTTTCATTATGTACGCATCCAGTTTAGTGGCATAATCGAAGCAGCTTCGGCTAAAGACATTGGTGCTTTTATCAGTGTTGTAACTAGCCAGAGTAAAGCGGCCCAGGACAGTTTGAAGCTGGCCCTGAACATCCAGTGCGTCAAGGCCCATGAGGGTCTTATTTCGACTGCAGCTGGTGCTGAAACTGCGGGAACATATACTGCTGCTGCCCCTGGTGCGCTCACTGTAGACACTTCACAGTGGATGTATCCTGGTATGCGGATTGGTGTATTAGATGAGTCCAATTCGTGGGCTGAGCTGTCTACTGGTGGCTTGATTATCGAGTCTATTCTTAGTAGCACTACAATCAGCTTTTCCGGTATTCTGGCTACAGACATTGCTTCTTCTGATAAGATTTACATTTATGGCAATAAGAATAAGCAGATGTACGGCCTTGATAATATCTTTAACACTACCGGTACTGACACTTATCTTGGTGTTGATCGTGGCGTGGTTGCAGAGTGGAAGGCTAATCTTCTTGGGAATGGCACTGTTGACCGTGATCTTACTCTTAACCTGATGCAGCAGGCTGTTGATGAACCGGCTGCCAAGGCGATGGGAGAGGTTACAGCTATCCATTGTCGTAATGCTACTAGACGGGCGTATGTCGATCATCTCATCGCTGACAGGCGTTACAACTATCCTGACACCCTCAAGCTGGATGGTGGATTTACTGGCCTTGAGTATAGTGGTGGAGATAAACCTATACCGGTTGTTGCTGAACGGCACATGACTCCAGGGACTATGTATTTCCTTGATGAGTCTACTTTCACTCTGTATCGCATGGGTGATGGTGCTAACTGGGTTCCTGGTCCGATTAATGGGATTTTCCATAGCATGGTTACTGCGGCTACTTCCAGTGATTCGGTTATGGCTGCTCTCCGTTCTTATGAAAACTTGGCCTGCACCAACCCCAGGAAGTCAACAATGCTTTATGATTTGAACGAGAAATAATAACCAGTAATAGTTTGTCCTTGGGGTATGCCATAGGGGTATGCCCCAAGGGCAGACACCAACCTGAGTATCCCGATCCAAATGAGTCGGGGGTAAACTATTAGGAGAAAGATCATGATTAGAGCAGATAGAATTATTGGACTTCGGGACTATGTCAAGAACGTAGTCTTGGAGATAACTAACAAACCCGTCAAAGAAGTCAAACCCGCCGCCAAATCCAAAGCCAAGAAAGTAGCAAGCATTTTGATTGTGGCTGGACTTGCAAGTTTCATGCTGTGTGGCAATTCCTTTGCCCTCCTCCGCCCCCGTAATATGGATCAGGTGACTACCGATACCTGGACTTTCCAGAATGTTGACGTTGAAACTGCATTAGCTGTTACTGGAACCCTCACTGGTGATATTACTGGAGACGTAACTGGTGATGTGACTGGTGCGGTAGATGGTATAGTAGGTGGAAATACTCCTGCTGCTGGTTCATTTACCACGTTAGCGGCTACCAGTCAGGTTGTTACCAGTGTCTTGAAAGGTATTGACATTGACACGACTAGTGCCGGTGCTGATGCTAATTATTTCGCCGCTGATTTTGATGTTGCTCAGGGTGCGGTTGCGAGTGGTGCATATTTGAGCCGAGGCAATTTGCTCGGTACATCATCCAGTGTGACCTCAATTGGTAACATTGATGCCGTTTATGCTAGTTACTCACTGTCTTCAATGACGATGGCTACTGATACGGAAGCTAATCAGTTATACGGTGGTATTTTTATGTCTAATGTCTCTGGTGCGCATACCCTGACCCTTCATGATGGAGTAATGGGTGCCCAGTTGACCGTGGATGTTGATGCTGGTGTAACTGATATAACCGGTGGACAAGTCAGTGCCGCTTTTATCTGGCCTAATGTAAAGAAGTCGATCACCTCTGCTGTTTATGGTGCATATATCAAGTGTACCAGTTATTGCGACTTTGGGCAGTCTATCCAGGTGGAAAGTAATCACCTGACTGCGGCATCTAGGATTCAGGCTACCGATTCTGCGGTGTTGCCGATTGGGTTACAGTTCAGTACCGATGTTGGTACAATAACCAAGGACATCGAACTCCAGAACGGAGAAACCATCGACAATAACACTGATGGTGTAATTAATGCCGTTGGAAACTTCCAGGTATTTGGTGCCGCGTTTTATGCTGGCGATTCTGCCAGTACGGATGCGAATACATATGTACTGGATGCTACCCCTAACATGGTAGTGACTACTCCGGCTGAAGGTCAGATCATCACCTGGACATCTGATACCGCTGGAGATGGTGCTTCAACTCTATCGGTTGATGGAGTGTCTGATACACTTCAAGATCGGGCCGGTAACGCTACTGCCGCTGGTGACGTAATAGTTGGGCCGATGCAGGCTCAGTTTGACGGAACCAACTGGCGTCTGATTGGAATTTAACCCTAACGCAGACACTCCCCCTGAGAAATCGGGGGGAGTGTCTGCATATTTTTTGCTTATGACTATAAGACGGAAAAATATAGATTATTCTGATTCAATATAGAGGTAGCTCCGCAAATGAATCCTAATATAACAATAGAAACAGATAGGCTCAGGAAGTGGGTTGGAACCTTGCTGCCAGTGGTCATCCTAATCGTCACCATCACTATAGCTTGGGCTAATCTTGGTTCTGACATCTCTGCGGTAAGGATAGCATTAGGTCAACATGTAAAAGCTGTTTGCATAAGACAGAATGAGCAAGATGAAGATATAGTAGACCTCAAGCGAGATGGTACTGGCTTATCACATTCTAACGAGAAAAGAATTATCAAGATTGAAGAATCTGTCAAATATACCGAAGCAACTGTAAAGAGAATTGAAGCATTGGTAAGAGAACTTACTAATCGCCCCAAATAACCCGAAAGGAATATAATCATGGAAGCAGCAGCCCCGGCGATACCAGCAGTATTTATGGCAAAGTTAAAGAAGTTTGATCGTAACCTTGGCCTTGAATGGATGGGTCGTACCCCAGAAAATGGACATTGGTGTGTAGTAGACGAATCAAAGATAGTACGGAGATTCAAAGTGGAAAACATGGGGTTAATTGAGCATAGCTATTATAAGGTTATATATGACCGACTATTCCACCTTAAACCTGGACAGCCACTAAACGGGAGAGTAATGGAAGAGATGTGGCGTAGGGACAAGGAAAGATGGGGTAGAGAAGATTGGTTAAAGAAACACTTCGACAAAAAGATGGATGAAGAAGAAGAAAACAAAGACAAGAAGTGGGACGAGTTTAATGCCGCAACTGCTTCAGAGCTTAAAACAATTAAAAACTTTAGTGTAGTTATGCCAGGAAGGAAAGAAAACTAATGAGTATAACTCTAACTCAATTACTTGCTGATACAAGGATTCAACTCAGTGATGCTCAGTGTTCTGAAAGTGCGTTTTGGGATGATGACGACTTGACTCTTTATATCAATAATTCGTTATTGACACTCTGGTCATTACTCCCTGACGATGCCCTGAGAAACTATAATGATCTTGATGAGACTGACCTTGTCAGTGGGACTAGTGCGTATCCTTTGCCAACGGATTACTATATAGAATCAACTGTAATGGTTTCTGATGTACAGGCTCGTAAAGTACGCTATGCAGAGTATGCAGTCTGGGAGAACAACACCTATGCACAGCCATTGAAGTCTCAGCCAGCCTATACTACCAAAGGTGCAAACATTGTTTTATTCCCATCTCCAGCTGATAACGAAACAGATGGCCTCAGATTCTTCTACCTGAAGGTTCCCCCTACTCTTTCTGCCGGGACTGATACAGTGTTAGTCGATGCAAGTTATAGTCCTATTATAGTTGGACTCGCAGCTTCTAATGCCATCTCAATAAAGGAAAGCGTAGCAGAGGGGAAGGCAATACTACAAACAACCATGGAAAACCTAAAGATCCTACTTGGCAAAGACCAAAAGGAAGAAACAGGATGAATTTAATAGAGATGGTAGATCTTATTGGGATAACTATTGACGACATAGGATTCGTCAAGGTTCCACTTCGTCTGATTCTGCATCAGGTCAACAGTGTACAGTCCATGATTGCTAGTCAAATATCTGACCAGGAAGAGGATTTGTTCTCGGCATCGACTACCCAAACCCCATCATCGTCTGGAGTGACCCTCCCAACTGACTTTGTGCGAGTTAGAGATGTTAGTATAAATGGTATGCCAGTAGAGATTATATTGCCGAACCAGAGGCATATATTTGATGGAAACACACTAAGTAACTGGATTAGTGGTAAAGGATCTTATTGGGCTTATCTCCGTGGTAACAAGATATATTATGCTTCGGGCATGAGCGATAGTGTAAGTTTTATATATACTCGTAGATTGCCTAAACTTCATCGTGGAAAACCACAGGCTGCGACATCAACTACTGTAACACTTGCATCAGAAGCACTCATTGGTACGGTAGAGCCTAAGGATGACTATTATAACAATGCAACGATAATGGGAGTAAGTGGACCAGGAGCGGGGGAAGAACACGTGTTCACTGATTATGTAGGTTCTACAAAGGTAGGAACTACAGACGAATGGGATGAGACTTTAACTACTGCATCAGTATATGAGATAAAATGTGAACTGCCCGAAGACCCTGATTTCCAAGTTCTTCTTTGTGATATAGTTAGTGATAAAATGGGGAAAAACAAGGGAAGCAAACAAACATGGGAAGAGCTACAGATGAGACTCGGACAATTATCTAGTCGTAACAGCCAGAACCCAATGATGATCATATGATGGAAGTCATTGATAAAACATTTGAGTTACCGCAGACAAAGCAAGAGGTGGCTATTTCTGCCAGCAATGCTCGGCTAAACATTGCAACTCAGGAAAGTGCAAAAACAACTAGTTTAGAGAGCATAGATACAAGTAACGAAAACATAAAATACCCTGTTTCTGAGGTTCAACCATCAGAGGATATTGCATATAATAGAGTGGAGACTAGTCTTTTCAACAAAAGTAATATAATTGACGAAGAAAAGGAGGCTGGATCAATACCAGAAGAGGAAGAGGATAACTCCAAGACTCTTCCTCAATTCCAATTTCGTAAATTATCCACTATTCCTGATGGTCTAATGAACATGCCTTCTCATGCTGGCGAAATCGAGATGATGGCACAGGGGCAGGGTATAAAGGGGTTAGCCCCACAGAAAGGCTGGGTTAAGGCATGGAAGTTTCTTAGCACATTTACTGCATTGCCTGGAAGCATATATTTAGTTAAAGGAAATGCAGTCAACTATGATAATATAACTTCATGCAAGATAATTGCTTCAGATGCGAGTAGCATTCAGCAGTATAGCAACAATTCTTGGACTGAGATACGCTCACGACCAGGACGACCATTCTTTTGGAATAACCAGTTATATGTGGTTAATATTGGCGACCCAACTGCATTGCCCCCAGCTTCTCCGATAGAAATATATGACTTTGCTAGTTCTTCATGGAGAGAGTACGGAGACAATCTTGTTCAGTGGCAATATATCGTGGATTGCTGTGTAATTGGGAATAAGATATATGTTGCATCCACGGAGTACATTTATGAGGGTAGCGGAGGATCATGGAGTGCTTATAGCTCTCCATTTGCTGCTGCAATAACTGGGCTTACAACTGATGGGGTATATCCTTATGTTGTTACTGCTGACGGATCGGGAGCAGTAAAGGTATACAAGAATGATACTCTTATCTCTAGTATTCAATCTAGTGGTTCTTCTGGCGAATCAATCGACTATGTAAGTAATAGTGATAAACTATATGTCGGAGTAATTGATGCTGTAACGAGTAAGACAACGAAAGTATATGAAGTTAGTACTACTGGTTCTAAGTCAACTTTTTTGGAAGGAAGTTTTGATGCTACCAATACCCCAGCTTCAGCAGCAAGCAATGAAAAGTATGGCTATTTGAGCGTGGGGAAAGAGCTATACCGTATTGATGATGGTGCTACCCAGATATATGAAGCAGATAACGAAATAGGTTTTATTGATCGTTTTGATGAACAGATAAGTATGGGAGGACAATTAGAAGCATTCCATACAGAGTTTGAAGGATCAGCAAATGTTATTGGTGCTACCCAGAGTGGAGACACTAAGTTTGGGTTAGGAGGTGGAGCATAAGCATCAGGAACGTAAAAATCACGAACTGGACTGGCGGCGAAAACCAATGGGACAATCCACTCTCGGTTCCTGTCGAGCAATCTCTGCGTGTACGCAACCAAAAGTATAAGACTTCTGGAGTATTGGAACCACGGCAAGGCTGTGAAAGATATAGTATTAATGTAGGGAATGAGGTACTTGGGGTTAGAGAGTTTAAGTACCACGGTAAAACATATTATATTATTATAGATAAGTCTGGAGAGATAAATCTATTTAATCCTTCTGTCCCATCAGTCACATCATTAGAAACAGGATTAAGTACTTTAGGTGGTTATTGGAACTATTCGACCCTAAATGACTGCCCACTACTGATGAGTAATGGTGTTGATCGACCACAGTTATTTGATGGAGAATCTATAAGAGAAGTTGGTGTAATGGATTTTCCTATATTTGCAAGTAACGCATTATCCAATACTGGTACTGCTGAAGTAAGCTATTCCGTGAAGGTAAGTTTCTACGATTCTAAGACTAACTATGAAACTGATTTAGGAAATGCTACTAATGTAGTTCTGTCTACCAGAGATAACCCAGCGTTACTACTCAACCTTTCCTCGCAAATAACCACCCCTAATGCACGATTTGACTATTACCGTATTTATCGTACTCGTGGAAGTGGAGAAGTATTCTTCTATGAGAAGCAAGTGCTTATAGCTACCACCAGCGTAGCCCTTACTGCCCGTGATGACGAGTTAGAGGGGTTAGCACCAGAAGATAACTCACCTATGCCAAGCATGCCGTATATGGCTAGTAGTATGGGAGTTATATGGTGTGCAGGTAATGTGAATTATACTGAAGGGACGGTAACAGTTGTTAATGGAGACACAATAATAACTGGAGTTGGAACTGGATGGACAAATGCTATTATTGGCAAATACTTAGTAGTTACTGGCGATGAATCTCATAAATATATTATCTATGATGTAGACGTTAGTAATCAGATTATACGCATTAAGCCATTGTACCTTGGAACCGGAGGAAGCGGAAAAACTTATAAGATCATTTCTGAGAAGTGGAGGGCATACCATTGCGCCAAAAGTGTAATGGGATTACCACTGGTAGAGACATGGAGATCGAAAGACTTTATTGAAGCTAAGTATGACGATAACTCTGGAATTTCAGGATTGGGCGACATGGAGAGTTCCCTTGCAATATTCACTGATTGTAGCATATATATTGTTAGTCCAACTAAAGATGGTTTCTTTGGTGTACAGAAATCGCCATCTCCTACCGGCACATGCTCCCACAGGTCCATAGCCAAGGATGGAAAAGGGAACTTATTCTTTTTGTCTAAGCATGAGATTGGGGTATGGGTATTTGGTGCAGAAGGGGCAGTAAATATAGGCAAACAAATACTACCATCTCTCCAGGCACTTGAATCTACTAATCTTCAGTATGCCCATGCTAAATATATTGATGAGAAGTATTATCTTTGGGTAGATGATATTTGTTACGTGTATGATACCGAAATGAAAGCATGGAGCGAAGAGGAAGGAATACAAGCAACGGCATGTGATCAGCTCGGAGAATTAAGACTATTTGGTGATGATGATGGATACCTCTACAAAGGCGATACAGGAACAAATGATGGGGCTAACTTGCTTATTGCAGCGGAACGTAAACTCACGGATACAGGAATAATAAGTGGTGGCAATTCAACCATAACAGACGATGCTCAAACATGGACAGCAGATGAATGCAAGGGGTTATGGGTAAATATCATTAGCGGAACAGGCTATGGGCAGAGAAGGAAAATAGACAGTAATACTCAATATACACTTACTGTTACTGAAACATGGACTACTAATCCAGACTCCACGAGCGTGTATTCCATAGGAGCAATTAGGTTCCTGAGGAGGTTTGGCTGGTTCACTTTAGGAGATCCATTGCGTACCTGGAAACTAGCAATCCACATGGAGCCACAGTCCTCTGGAACAATGTCGCTGAAAGCATATAAGCAATATACAACAACAACAGAAGAGTTCACCGAAAGTATAGATTTGACAAAGAGCATAGATAGTGTTAAATTGACTATCAAAGGTGCAACTATGGCATTTGACATTGTTAGTGATAATGTCGATATAGAGTTTAAAATATATGCTTTAATCATGACTATGGCCCAGATAGCCAACCAAACATTAGAAGGTTCTCAGCAGCAGCCACAGGAGGCACAGCAAAATGACACTACAAGATAATAATTCATCATGGGGGGGCAAGTGGGGCAGAAGCCGAATGCCAATGCAATCTGGCGGTGGAAGTGTTGCGGGAGAACCAGTTGATTCTCCATTAGAACGATTAAAAGCGTTCTATAAGATGCAATATGAGTCTGGTGGTCAAATTGGTGGACTTGCAAGTTCTGAACCACCGGCATATCAGGTTAAGCAGGCACAGCAAGCAGCCATAAACATGAAGAAGAATCCTTTATACCAGGCAAAACGTATGTCGTGGGACACTAACCAAGCAATGGCTATAGCGAAAGAACGAGAAGCCATACGTGGCGCAGCTATGACAATTGGCGATAAGGATTTGATGTCAATGTCGAAGACTAACCCAGAGTTGGCTCGTAAGATAAAACAAGACAAGTCAGTTGTAAGAATGGAGAAAATGAGACAAGAGAGTATGGCTCGCATGGCTCAATTGTCAGGGCAAATGGCATCCCAGAAAGAAGCATCTAGGGTTAATCTCCAGAATCAAATAATGGCTGGAAGAGCAAGAATAGAAGCCATGAAAGTTGAAGCAGAAAAAGCCAAAGAAAAAGATGAAACAAAATATATCCACCAATGGTGATAAATGGCAACTTCAGAATTACAAGCTATTGCCGTAGATATGACTAGTGGCCCACAGAGGATGGTTAGGCCTGTTTTGGCTGGAGACTTTATCCCAAACAATAATCAGTCTGGCATGCAGTTTCAGATGTTCATGAGAACTACTGGAGATTGGTGGTGTAATATCAATGGCCACAAAACATGGTTAAAAATATTTGAGGTATAATTATGACAACACCTATATATTACGATCCAAACGTACATTTTTGGCAAGATGGTATTAATGAAGGTATATATCCTGGTAATGATGACTATGTTTATGGCCTCCCTTACGGCGATAATTCCCAATATGGAGCTTTCCCCCTTGGTCCTGATGGATATTCTGCTTTCGGCCACCAATCAAGTGATGTCCCTGACTGGTATTATCCTGGTTATGGGAGAGTTCCACCCCCTGAAGGGTATTCTTATGAGGGCAGTGATCCTGATGGTGACGGTTGGAATTATGGTGTTTACAATGATGTTTTTGGTGAAAAGAATGCCAGAGAACACTCAGCCATGAGAGAGCATAACATAAATATGCGTAACAAAAAATATGCTCTAGAGCACACCAAGCGAAACTTTGGAGATGGGGTGTGGAGAACACAGGCTGAATGGGATGCTTTGCCATCTTCTAATTTAGGCACTGCCCAAGAAATCGCAGATAATCTACAAAACACCCAGAATCGGCTTGATGCCTGGCATCGCTGGTTTCGTGATCGTGGAAAGAAACCCCCAATTAACCTCCCCCCAGGTATGCCCGATTCTCGGACAGATCCAGACCAAAATCTTTATGAAGATTATGATTATGGCACTTCTAGAAGTCATAGAAACAACCAATTATTTGGCGGTGGAGGCACTTCCTTTGCATCTCAATCATCTTCAGTTCCAATAAGCCCCGATCTTCCATCACCGAGCGTTTCTTCCCAATTTGCCTACAATAGATCAAATAACTCATCCTCCTCTAATTGGCGTGACTTGTCAGGGGTATCAAGAAATAGAGCAAGGATGGCTACACAGAGAGCGGAAAGTCTTGCCCGGCGAAGCTGATTAATAGATGAGTTTGCTTATTTAAGAAATTACGCTGGCAAACAGTTCGCTGGCTATCAATACTAACAAAGGAGGAAAGTAAAATGGAAGATAGATACCAAAGCACCGGAGACTCTGATTCGTATCTGAACTATATGAATAGTAATGGCAGTTCGGATAACGGCTACGGTGAGTTAGCTGATGCTCCACCTGACGATTACCAGTATGAAACTCCAGAAGATGTGTATAATTTTGGTCGTATGCGGATTCGTCAGCAAATGTCTTCTTTGAGAGCTATAGGAGCTGCTCCTGTAGCAAAGAATGCTGATTATATCTCTGCATTAGGAGGTCAACTCAAAGGTTGGAGGCATTATAACGCTGCCAAGGACCAAGCTCAGTCTCAGTATCAGCAGCGGATGACCCTTTACCGGAGAAACCTACGAGACCTTGAAGAGCGGTATAAGTATCAGTTCCCTATTACTGATATTGTATAGGGAGGTTTCTGATGGCTACGCTTGAAGACCTTCTTGTTCAATCAAATCAGAGTTCACCGATACAACCACTTCGTAGTACTACTCTGTCCGAAACCTATGGTCAAGACTCTACTTCTAATCCAGAAGACGGTACATATGAATGGGATACCCCTGACGCTATTTATGATTTCGGGAAGATGAGGTTAGGACAGCAGCAGAATGAATTACGTGCTGCTGGCCCTAGTCCTGTTATGGATGCTGTATGGAAGAAAGACATAAGGTCAAGTGGTGGATCTGGTGGTCAGGTTTTTAGGGACTATTCTGACGAAACATTTGCCTACCAGCAACGATTAGTCGAAGCTCGCAAACGTCTTGCAAAACAGCAGCAAGATCAGCAAAATAGATTACTGCAGGAACGTGAAAGTTCTTTGGCTTCAAGAATCCAGTACCAGTATCCTATTACCGATATAGTATAAATATCATGGCAAAGAAACCAACAAAGAAAGATGCAATAGCTAAGGTCCCTCTTGGCGAAGTATCATTGCGAGATTCAAATTGGACGGGCGGAGTTGGACAAGCTAGTTCTAAAGGGATCGGTCATGCTGCTTATGGCAATCTAGCTGATATACTTACCAAGTGGGAAGAAGAAGCCAGCACACCATCATCTACGGCCCCCACTCCAAATACTGATGAGCCTACCGCTACTGCATCAGAGATTACTACCACTGGATCAGTAGCTACCGCAGATATACCAGTAGTGGCAACAGAGATAGCAGTATTAGAAGCTGACCTTGGCTACGCTCCAGATGATGTAGACATACCATGTGCAGCTGCACGAACAGCAATACTTAACGCAACACGTTCACTGGCAGAATATAATTTTAGGAGAGCAGAAGACGCTTTAGGGGTTGCTTCTATTTATGGTGCATCTACTGGACAGATAGCTAAATACATTGAGCTACTCACTAAGTTAGGAAAGGATATCGAGGCTGGTATAGTTGCCGGGGAACACGAATATCTACAGGGGAAAATTGCTGAAGCACAGGTTAAAGCTAATATTGTTAGTGGTAAACTCAGCCCACGTGCGTCTTTAATGAGTAGTATTATCTCTGACCGAATGAAAGCATTCGTTAGCAACTCTGAGCATATACAGGAGAAATATGTACGTAACGCTAATGTAACCACTCAAGTATCAATGTCTAACGCAGATAATGCGGCAAAGATAAGGGCTAGTTATAATAGTTTTCTTGCTTCTATCTATGGTTCACAAACCAGTGAGAATCGGGGATTGGCAAGTATCTTGTCTTCAGCATTATCACAAATGGGAGAACCTGGCATAAGCTGGGTATATATAGACTAATGCCAGATTTTATGGAACAATTCGGATTAGATCGGCTATATAACCAGCAGTCATCCTCTTCTTCGGAATACAACGCTTCCCCCAGTCAAACTCCTGAACCCAATCCACTTGATCCATTTAATGCAGGTATAGACGCTACTATAGGATCAATGGGTCTTGAACCTTCTGCTCGTGGAGAGATGAACCAGCGACTTCAAGCTCTAATCCAAGCCAAGGCACAAAAAGACTATGTTGCTAAACAGCAGTTACTTGGAGCAACAGGTTCTGCGGATGCTCCAGCAAAAACCAATGCAACCCCTCCAAAGACGAATAATAAAACTAAGCCAACGGGATCTGGGAATAGTCTCCCTGGAGAGCTTACAGCTGAAGAATTGTTGATGAGGACAAGAGAGCCAAAGTCAGATGAGTATTGGGCTAATTATTATAATAATATTAGTACTCTATCAACGGAAGGATTTGGTCCTGGTTCAATAAGCGAGGGTACGGCCCCAGTACAGATGTGGGCATCCGACAAATCTGAAGAGGATATAAGAGAAACTCTCAAAACTAAATTTGGGGATGCAGTAACATTATCTTCTATGGTAGTTGGGCCAGACGGAAAGCCTATTCTCAATGTAGAAGTAGCTGATGGGGCAACTTTTCTTAATGCAAAAGAAGAAACTTTAGATAGCGGAGAAGCTATCCTTCCCAAGTCAAATGTTCTTTTTAAGATAAAAACTGACCCTGAAGCATTAGCCCAGATGTCCAGTGCATTCCCCGAATATGAATTTGCACGTCAGAAGACAGACAAAGAACAAGCGTTTCTCGAAAAGAATCTACAACTTCAGAAACAAACAAAGAAGTTGGAGCAAGGCAGAGTTGATAGACTTGAGTTAGCCCAGAAAGCATTAGATGTATCTCCCAACGTTGCGATGAGAATGGAAGATCAGGGATGGGGAAAGGCAGCGATGAATAAGGTAAGTACCCTTACTAAAGAAATAACTGAGTTAGAGACAGGATTAACCGCAAACGAGAAAGCATCGGAAGGGTTAGTTACTGATAGCCCTGCATCTGGATATGTGATATTCAAAGGGAAAAAGGTTCCAGCGTCATATATTGAAAACATACTCCAGAACATGATGAAAGATGATTCAGACAACGAAAAAATCCTTAAACGGAAAAAGGCAGAGAAGAAGGCTCTTACCAATGCCAGTAGCAATGTAGGGATAACCCAGGAATGGCAGGAAACTCTTTCCAGAGAAAAAGATGATCTTGCGAAAATACATTCTACCCTTAGAGACATCAAAGCTGAAGAATTGAGCATGGTAAATAATCACTATATGCTCCCAGAGAAGACCCGAAGAGAGATGGCAGTTCCGTACAATAATTCGATCAATGAAGTTGGACAGATTATAGAGAATGATTCTCAGCTTGAAACTTATAAAGCAACTGTAGCTGATCTAAAAAAACAAATGGGGATAGCGAAAGACGATAGTGACATTTCAGTATTCTTAAGGGGGATGGGATATGCAGAAGGATCTAATCCAATGGATCGAGATTCGATACAAGCTGCTCTCTATGCAACACTCTGGCAAGGAAAGAGCATTACCACAGAACTATTAAATGGTACAGTGTCATATCTTCGTTCTGACAAAAGAGCAGATCTTAAGGCGTTAAGGAAGATGATAAACTCAGGAGTAGGAATGAATCCTACCCAGTCAGAGGAAGATGAAGAAGGAAACGTGGTTATAACCCCATCTCTATTTGAAGCCAAGCTAAATGGCATGGTTTCAGAAATGCCAGAAAAGGATAGAGAATTTGCGAAGAAAAACATACTATTCGCCATTTCACCTCAAGCAGCACCAATAGTAGCAGCTTGGAAATTCAATGAGATGTCTCCTGAAGACAAAACCTCCGCAATAGAGAAGGCAATGCAAGCTGGGAAGAAGTCTTTAGCAATGAAGCAAATTCTTAATACTACTGCCCTGGGCAAGTTTTATGGATGGAATACTACAAGCAATTCTATCCTTGACGACTTAAAAAACAAGATTACCAGTACCTATAGATAATGAATGAAAGCCTGCGAAACAATCCTTTTGAGGCATTTGACTGGCTTAGTGAAGAACCAGAAGCACCAGTTAAAGCTAAAGAATATGTCACTCAATCTCAATCTGTAGATGAGGCATACGAAGCATTCGATTGGCTTACCGAAGAAGAATCCCCTGTAGCATCACCAGCACTTAACCAGTCTCAATCTACAGACGAAGCATACGAAGCCTTTGATTGGCTGGACACTAGCTCTCCTCCCCCAGTACAGGAACAACCCACTCCCCCTGAGTATGCCGTTAAACCGCCTGAGATGCCCGCAGACGAGACTTTAGCTGTTGATGGTGTACCGAGTCCACGAAATCCTTTCGATGCTCCATTTGCACTTGCTCTTGATACCGGGGAAACTCCAGCACCCACTACTTCTGGCCCTGGAATAACATCCACAGAGCCATTCGTGCCTCCACAAAGTACTATGCCACCTGAGATGGATGAAGCGTTGAGGGCGCAATACGGGAAGAGGGAAGAGGGGTTACCATTGCCTGGGATTGGGGCGTTACTTGCCCCTGTTGAGACTTTAGGGGTTGAAGGTGTACCGATTGATGGTATTCCCTCCCAGCCCATGACAGTAGAGCAGGGGGGTCCGTTTGGTGGCATGATGCCCGGCGGGGGCATTGGAGATCCAGTGCCTATCGAACAACCCGGATTACCATTACCGGGGATTGGAGATACAGCGGAGATGGCTTGGGAGATAGCGAACCAAGCATTTGAAAAAACTTTGGGGATAAGCCCTAAACAAGAACTAAAGGCGGTAACAGATTATGGCAAATGGCTATA